GAATAAGAATAATAGTCTCTAATATTTTTTGAATCATACTCAATATCAGTGTTAGAGAATATATCTTCAAATAGAGCTCTACAGACACTATTACTTGGCCAGCTTATTTTGGGTGGTATTCCAGAAATTTTAGATAATGCCAACCCTCCAATAAGGGCAGAGAATCTATTGCCAAATCCACCATCACAAAATATACGAAATGTCTTCATTCTTTAATTTCAGCAACAATAATATCGTTTGGAATACATCCATCTTCATATGAAATCTCATATTCTGGATTAATTTCGTGTATCAGGTCAATAATTTCACTTTCATCAATACCTTCTCCCCAGGTACTACCAACCTCACCAAAAATCCTGCGGTCGTCAATAAGTAAAGTATGATTTTTAATTGAATGATTTAAAAGATTTTTTAATTCAAATGGCAGTGGACATTTATATTCTCCAACAGGTCCCTCATCCCAATGAGCATCCAACCAAAAGGTTGCTCTAGAAGTAATATTATTGATAACATCAGAAAAGACTTTAAAGGTGTCCCCCTCAATAATTTCTACGACACCATTTTCTATTTCTTCTTTAAATTTATTTCTATTAAATTTTACTTTTTCTGGGTCAAGCTCAATAGTATATACTTTAGTAAATCCACAATCAAGAGCTAATTGAACGGATTCTCCCCATAATGTTCCAGTTTCTACAAAGACACTATTTTTATATTTTTCTAAAACTTTTTTAGATAACGTAGTCATTAAAATCTCCTGTAATTATTCAATTAAAAACCATTTATAATTATCATTTAGTATTTTTTGATAATTAAATCTATATTCCTCTTTTCTAAAATATGGTTCATAAGCAAGGTTAGTTAAAGATGGAACTCTGAACTTTTCTACATATTCATCCCTAACCATCACGACATTAACCCCACACGTAGTAATTATACTATATCCCTTTCTTTTGGATACAACGTGCCAAGCATTAATATTTGCTCCGTGATAAACAGGAAAATTTTGATTTTTAGGTTTATGGAAATCAATTCCATAGTCAGATTTTCCCTTTTCTATTGCTAGAGGCAAATGATTTGGTAATCCTGGATTATACTCTGCAATTATTACTGATGGTTTATATTTTTCGGTGTCAATTGAATCGAAAACATAGATATCATCACCATCAATATCAATTGATAGAAAATCAAAGTCCTCTGGAACATCATATTTAGAAAATAATTCCATAATATTTTCTGGAGTTATCCACTCATGTTTAACCAATCCATTTGATTGATTTACAAGATTGGAATCTCCTTCCATTAAGAGACCAGACCACCCACAATTAACTCTTAAATTTCTAGTATTTTCTATAGTATTACCATTGCTCGCACCAAACTCAATATAATATTTTTTTCTAATTGGTATTACGGAATACAAATACTGTAAAAGACCATCTTCACCGTGCTGCGAAAACACTCTATTAAAATGTTGTGATAAATTATAATCTGAATCTATTTCTACTTCCCCAAAAGGTTTATTGAAATTTTCCTCAGTGAAAACTTCTCTAGATAAAAAATACTTTGCCATAAAAATATATAAAAATTGTATTATAATTCAAAATCCTATTTTAATATCTTTCACGAAAGGAAAATCCAATTTGGTCAAATATTCAAATAGAACAGATTTGTAATTTGAATTTTTAAGTTTAGAAGTTATCCATAAAAATTCCTGTACGACATATTTATCCAAATATGGATATCTAGTTTCTATTCCATATGAACCCGCAACATATTCTTCCTTTGCCAAATATGACAGCATTGTGCTTCCATAAAATGATGCCCAAGGGAAGATAGTGGATAAATCCTCCGGAAATAATCCCCCAAAATTACTATGAGGATATTTTTTCACTCCACCAAATCCATAGTCAGAAAAAATTTCATCTGAACCAGACCCAGAGAGATATACTTTTCTTCCATCTTTCTTTGCATAATCACAAATCATAGATAATCCACAAGAACCATTATCATCCTGTAATCTTAAATCATATTCATTATAATCACTACTGGAAGAGTATATTTTGTAATAAAATTCTTCTACATTTCTATTAATATATGGTTTATATCCCCATCTATTATCATTTAAAAATTCCCCAGAAGAATTTGATTTAAAAAGTGCATATCTTCTATTTAAAGTATCAATATCTTCACTTCCAACCAAAGTATAAGCTTTGTATGGAATGTTTTGCCTATTTAATTCACAAGAAATTGCTCCACTGTCATATCCACTAGAAAGACCAATGAATAGTTTTTCCCTTAAATTTTTAGTTCTTTTGAAAATTGATTGCTGAAAAGCAAATATCCAATCATCAAAACTTTCCTTATACTGATTTAAATCAAAATCAAATACTGAAAGTTCTTTTATAAATTCTCTTGTTTTTAAATTATAGATTTTAGTTTTATTTGCATCCAATTTTTCTATATTTTTAAATCCCAATCTTTTGATTGAAGATTCATAGCTAGCAATTGCAACTTCATTGCCAATTGAAAACCAAATTGGTTTAGTGGCAAAAACATCAGAGGAAAAAATTAAAAAATTATTTTTATAATCAATTAAAACTATAGCAAATTCTCCATCCAAATGTCTTACAAAATTTTCTCCAAATTTTTTATAAAGTGGTATTAAACATTCCCCATCTGAATTATAATCACCAAATTCTTGATAATTATAGATTTCTCCATTATATACACAAACAATTTCATCATCATAATCAATGAACGGTTGTTCTATAAAATCACCAGTAATTGAAAGAATATTATGAACGAATGAATAACCATTAACATCTACATGAGTAGTTTTATCTGGACCACGAAACTTAGTGAAGAAATTTACATACTCTAAATCTTCTATTTTCTTATCGGTAAATATAAAACTACACATTTTGTCTACGTGGATGAAAAGAATCTAAAAGTTGAGGCATTATTTCGTTTCCATTTATTGTAGTTGCCTTTCCTGGAATAATTGTTGGAGTAATATTAAGTCTATTACAAACAAAAGGAAAACTAATCTGGTCTCTAGATGAAAACATACATATCTGCTCCCACCACATTAATCCCATAGTTTGAGTTAATTCTGTGTTTCTTTGAACTCTACAAGACAATTCATAAAGTCCATTATTTTTAGGATAACACACATCAGTATAAAAGGCAAGTTGGTCTTCAATAAGATTTGCGTGGTCAAATCCTATTCTTTTAACCAATTCTCCTTCTTCATAAAGACAATTTCTTTCTGGATGTTTAAAGACTGCAATATCAGAAGAAGAAAGATATTTTTCTATAACTTCTTCTGGGTCTGCCTCTAACGAATGGGTAGCATCATGCCAAAAATAATAGTCATAACCAGGCAAAAATAAATGGGGGAGAATCTTATATATTTTTGCATTTCTTCTATTTTTAAACGTATCATCTGCGGTAAACTCAAGTGCTTTATGAACATTCCATCCAGAACAGATAAAATTTTCATAAGTCCCAAGGAATGCGTGATAATCTGCCTTATTTGAATATTTTGGAGTTATTAATTCTTGCTTATTGATTCCAATAGATGAAGTTAAAACTGCTATTTTCATATATTACCCTATAATATACTGATGGTACTTAAGAAATTCATAATCAACAGTTTGCTTTTCCACGTCCGAATAACCCTGGCGCTGCCAAGTCAAATGCGGAATACAAACATATGCATTTATATTTCTATGCTGTTCTGCAAAATGAACATCACAAGGTTTAGTAATATCAATCAATTTGTCTATAAACAAATCATATACCGTATTTTTTACAGCAAATGAGTGGGTAGTCAAAGTATACTCACATTTGTAAATATTTTCGGTTATTTTTTTTAAATTTCTTCCATGAATGTGCTGACCGCCAAGGTATAACATATCCCAATCTTCTGGAACTTCATTCACAATGCTATCAAAGATTGAATTAAAATTATCAATAAATTGAACATCATCTTCTAACACAAGATAATTATTCAGCCCCAATTGCTTTGCCATCTTTAAAATATAAAGATGAGAAAGACTGCATCCGACAGCACCTTCTTTTATCTCTGGGGGAAAATTTAAATTAAGTTTAGCGCCATTAAAAGCAGATACCCTCTCTACATTTAAGTTATTCTTATCAAATTCCTCTTTAGCAAGTTCCCACCTGTCCGCCCTATCATCCATGTTAATAGAGTATATTTTATCAAAATATTTCATATCAATTCCAAGCAATAGATTTAAATAATTTTAACCCCCTATTTCTGGTTGCCCAAATTGGTAAGTCTTTATGCTTAATTTCCCATTCGTCTTTTGGTAAATAAGTTTCATCACTTAATTCATAGAAAGGATTATCTCTTTTCACCAATAAAGAAAAAATTGATTGGTCATGCCTATGGTCCAAAAATGATTCATCATTTTTTTCATTAGATTGTGAATCATTAACATAAGAATAAGAATTTTCAGTACAAACAGAATACCATTCCTCAAGAAACTTTTTATTCTTTTCTGAGCATTTCAAAACCATAGAAGTTGCAGACCTTTGCATTTCAAATAAATTTTCATCACTATCTGGAAATATTCTTCTATAGGTATCCATTTTAGTGAATTTAGATTCTTTATGAGTTAATTTAAAATTAACTCCGCCACATTCTAATGCCTTTTCATAGTAAAACTTTAATCTATCCAATCCAGAATAGTTTAGTTGACACCCAGCATCCATATACAAAATTACATCATCTTCATCTAAAGTTTCCATTAACTTTAAAATTAAATATGGTTTCCATATCCAATACCCATATCCCCTTTTATTGTTTTCAATAAAAGAAGAGTGCTTTTCAAAAAATTCTGGGAAATTATTTTTTATATCATTTTCATTTACGCAAAATATTTCTTTAAAGATATTTTCTCCATTTTCATCTTTAAAATTTTTTGCCTGAATTTCGCATCTACTCAATGCGTCTCCAAAAACAACGCTGTCAGCAAAAGAAAGAAAGTAAAGATTCATAAAATCACCCAACCAGAACAATATAAATCGGAAGTATCATTATTTATTGCTTGCCCACCAAACCATTTTTTAGGAGCTATTGTCATCTTACTATCGGAAAGCCACGCTCCCCACCAACTAAAAGAACTATTAGCGATTATATGATAATTACAGAGACTCATAAGACACAAATCAAGATATGGGTCATTCTCTGATATTAAAAATCTATCATCACTAAAAATTTCTTGTTCTTTACACCAATTAGGGTCATCAGAAAATACAAGAACAGGAAAATCCGTACCAATAATACTCAACGCTACTTTATAATAATCGTCCAAAGAAGGAATTGGATGATTAGCATTTCCAACGTAATCATTTCGTCTAATATGTAAACTTATAAGATTTTCATATTGAGAAACAAAATCTAAAGAAGAGTTTAAAATTTCATCCTTAAAAGTAAAATCTTTTTTTATATTTTCTTTATATTTTAAAAAATATTTTTCAGATTGAAAGTACCCCTGAAGATTAATGTCGGATTTAACATTTTTCAGTAAATCTTCATCAAAAGAAAAAGACTTTTCAGTGTAAGTCTCAAAATTTGTTATTCCTCTTTTACAGTCAAGTTCAAAGCAATCATCAAGTTTACTAAGTGTATTATACTGAGTTCCGAATATTTCTCTCGGTGGAATTACATAATCAGTATTATTTGATAAGGCAATTCCCTTTAAAGAGGCATACTGAAACATTTGATTTCCAATATGCCCATAATTTCCCAGGCAATTAAATGATATAGTCATTTTTTTATTATTATTTAAATTACATCAAAATATCCACCAATATCAAACTTTATATTTGTATTAATAGAGGTATTCTCGGATGGAACGAATTCTGAATATTTTACAACTCTAAAATCAACAGAAACTCTTGTTATTCCAGTATCGTTAATTTTATTTCCGTGAAGGAGATTTGCACCATCAAATTTTAAAATTTCACCGTAATCTAAACTTTTGGGAGTGTAGTCTTCCAACCCTGGTCCAGACTCTACCCAAATGGTATTTGTGGAAAATGTATCCACAAAAGGAAGCCAAAAATTTATTTCATTAGTTCCGTGTCCATAATCGCTGTCCTTATGGAACTCACCAACACTAAGATTATTAACTAAATGAACTCTAAATGTTGGAGTTTTTTGATAAACCAATTGCTCCCCACCAAACAGTGGTTTAATAAATTCTTTAATAAATTTCAAGTACAAGTCATTAAACTCAGAAAAATTATCATAGAACAATCTATGCCATTTGGATGATTGGTCTTGCTCTCTCGAAAAAACTCCATATTGACCAAACTCGTGAAGTTTTTCCAAATCATCCACATTTAAAATCTTACAAACTAATTCTTTAAATTGATAAAGAGATGTGTCGTAATTATAGATATCAGTATTCATAAAATAATTTTAGTTCTTTCGTATTTATACTATACCAGATTATGCTTATTTAAACAATAATCAACCTCAGAATTAAAATTATTTTGATAATTTTCATCATCTCTGTAAATATGAGAGTGTTGATTTTCATGCATTCTATTTGTTATATGGCAATTCTCTACAATTATTGGTTCCCCATATTGGGAATATAAGGTGTAATAATATTCACAGTCCATTAAGTGAGGTACATTTGAATCAAATCTATCTTTGATTTCACTTTTTACGGAAAGAACTGATGGGGAGCTTATTGTATTAACACCACGAATAACATCATCATTCCATTTAGGAATCATATAATTATAATGACCAGTAGAAAATGACTCATTTATATGATTACACCCAGAAACTAACCACTTCTTATCAGTGCTATCAAATGCTTCTGAAATTTCCTTTAAGCAATCTCTTGAATAAAACAAATCATCCTGAAACATCACTTTAATTATTTCTCCTTCTGCCATATCCATAGCAGAATTTGTATTTGCTGGTCCACCATTTTTTTCAGTATTTTTAAAATATCTAATTGAGAAATAATTAGCATATTCCTCACAAGTTTCCAGAACAATATTATTATCTGACTGGTCGGATATACAAACCTCATAATCATCAAATGATTGTTTTTTTATCGACTGAAACAATTCTCGCGTAAAAACTTCAGAATATCCATTACACTCCCAAGTGGGTACGCAAATACTAATTCTTGTCATAATTTAAATTCTCCCCAAACTAAAGTTTATCTATAATATTTGATAAAAGTTTTATATTGTTTTTATTAACAAACTGATTATTTCCCAAGTAAATTCCGTTTTCGTGAATAATATCAACATTTAAATTATCTTTATTTGTCGTAATTTTATATCCAGAAAGAAATGGTTGCTTCAGTAAATTTCCACTAATAATTGGTCTGTGCTCAATACCATTTTCATCGAACAACTTCTTGAGAGAATCGGCATCTTTTTTGTTTTTGCAAACCAAAGGAAAACAAAAATTACTGCAATTTTCCGTCATTTTAATTTCATAAAACAATTCCTTATAACTTGAAATAAGATTAATAAAATTTTTAAAATTTTTATTCCTTATTGCAATATACTTATCCAATCTTTTCAATTGAGACAAACCTAATACTGCTCCAAGTTCGTGATTTCTAAAATTATATCCATCAGTTATAAACAAAAATTGATTTGATATATCTGGGTACTTACTTACATATTCTTGATATTTTTCAGACTCTCTGGCTAATCCATGACTTCTTTTCATCCTCATCAAATCGTACAGTTCATAATTATTGGTGGAAACCATTCCACCCTCAATTGTAGATATATGATGCCCAAAATAGAAACTAAAAGTTGCTCCTAAACTATTAGAACCTCGTTTAATTCCATTAGAAGACTTGCATCCATGAGACTCACAAATATCATCAAGAATTAAAGCATTTGGAAAAAGTTCTTGATACTTTTCATTGTTTGCAGAAAATCCAATCAGATGTGTAATGAAAATAAGTTTAATATCAGGGTGTATTTTTGATATATGCTCTAAATCATTTTCACAAAAACTAAAATTATCTAAGTTAATATCACAAAAAATAGGAGTAAATCCAAGTTGAATTACTGGTCCAATATTTGTGACCCAAGTACATGAGGGAACTAATACCTTATCACCATCCTTTAGACCATACAGTTCCTTTACAGAAGCAAGTAAAAGATAGTTTGCAGTGCTTCCAGAAGAAACATAAAGAGAATACTTTGAACCTAGCCAATCACTCCATTTTTTTTCAAATTCTTTAACTTTTTTCCCATTAGTAAATCTATCGGAAAATAATACAAATTTAGCAAGGTCAAATCTATCTTTTAAAGATATATTATTCTTCATCAAAGGCCAATTAATTTTCATTTGCTGTATTCCTCCAGATACCACTTGTAAGTATTTTGAATTCCTTCATCTAATTTAATTTTATAACTCCACCCTATATCTTTTAGTTTGTCAACATTTAAAAGTTTTCTTGGAGTTCCATTTGGTTTATTGGTATCCCATTCAATTTTCCCCTTATATCCAACAATACTAGAGATTTTTTCTGCAAGTTCCCTTATTGTAATATCTTCACCAGTTCCAACATTTATAATATCCGAGTTATCATAATTTTTCATACAGAAAATCGAGGCATCAGCTAAATCATCTACATGTAAAAACTCACGATAAGGACTTCCATCACCCCAACAATTCACTACTGGTTCATTATTAATTTTTGCTGCATGAAATTTGGCAATAAACCCAGGAAGAACGTGAGATGAAATTGGATTAAAATTGTCATTAGGACCATAAAGATTAGTTGGCATTAGTGCGATAGCATTAAATCCATATTGCTCTCGATATGCCTGACACATCTTAATACCAGTAATTTTAGCAAGTGCATAAGCATCATTGGTGGGTTCTAGTGGACCTGTCATCAATTGGTCTTCTGTAATTGGCTGTGTTGCCATCTTAGGGTATATGCAAGAAGACCCCAAAAATAAAAGTTTTTTAACACCAAACTCTTTAGAACAATGTATTACGTTGTTCTGAATCATAAGATTATCGTAGATAAACTCTCCAGGATAAGTCTTATTATCCATAATTCCACCGACTCTTGCGGCAGATAAAAATACATACTCTGGTTTGTTTAATCTGAAAAATCTCTCAACTTCATCTTGACGGCGTAAATCCCAGTGAGATGAAGGAGATGAAATTATATTTTTATATCCCCTATTCAAAAGAGAACGAACAATTGCTGACCCTACCAGTCCTGTGTTTCCAGCAACGTATATACGACTTTCACTGTCCATAGATGCACATATCCTCTATTAATTGTTCAAATGAAATTTTCGGTTCCCATCCAAGATTCTTTCTAGCCTTAGAAGAATCTCCCAATAAAGTCTCCACTTCAGCGGGACGAAAATATTTAGGATTTACCTTAATGATGATTTTTTTAGTATTTTTATCAATACCAATTTCATCAAGACCTTCTCCTTCCCAAACAATATCCATGCCAAAATAAGGTGCTGCCTTTTCCACAAATTCACGAACAGAATACTGTTCTCCTGTAGCAATGACATAATCATCTGGTTCATCTTGTTGGAGCATCAACCACATAGCCTCCACAAAGTCTTTAGCGTGTCCCCAATC